AGATTGGCAGAATGGGGGCGTAACGGTTTCGACGGGGACGATGAAGCATGATAAGCGAGCAGAGATTGTCGCATCTCTTTAAACAGCGGCACGTTTAAAATTAAACGCTAAAAAGAACTTTTCTGTAAGCTTTAACAAGAGCCTGCAGGTAGCTGCCTAAGTCAGCTACTGTCGCCCGTAGGAGTACCACGGCCTACGCTGCGGCATCATTGCAGTGGTGAACGTTCCGGCGGCCTGTTCACACCGCAGGATCGGATTTGAACTACCTTTCTTAGCAGCCTGTTTACCGGCGGTTTTGAAAGGGAATCAATGTAGATAAACTACGCTCGTAGAAAGTTGTGTGGATTTGTTTTCGGACACGAGTTCAATTCTCGTCGCCTCCACCACACGCAACACTGCACGAACTCTCCCGCAGAGCAGCGGTTACCTGCTCCAGCGGGGGAGTTTTTGTTTTATCGGTCAGATTGACCAGCACCGTGATCTGCTCCTTGTACACGATGACCTGATTCACAAGCAGCTGCAAGATTTTCTCCGTGCCCTCTGCCTGTACTTCCAGCAGACGGTGTGCGAAGTACTGGAAATGCTCCAGCTTCAGCTCCGGTGCGTCGGTTTGCAGCAGTCGCACTTCCGTTTCCAGAGCCGCTTTCTGCTGTTCCAGCTGCTGCATGGTCGCCTGCAGGGCTGCCGACGTGATGCCGTTCAGCACGGCGTTTACGGCGTTCTCCAGTTTCTTTTCCGTTTCCTGCAATCGCCGCTGTGCAGCCGTCAGATCGGCGTTTTCGTGGGTGCTCTGCTGGTACAGTACATAGGTGGCATTTGCGATCTGCTCGCACGCCTCCGGAGTAGTATACTGTGCGATCGCATCCAGCACAGCATGTTCCAGTTCCGCAGCAGGCAGCCAGCCGCAGCATTTGTTCGGGCAGCAGTAGTAATAATACCGCTTGTCCGTTTTGCTGGTTCCGGCTCTGCCGGTGAGCCGTCTGCCGCAAGTGCCGCAGATCGCTTTTCCGGTCAGCACATATTCATGGGGGCTCTGGGTGTGGCGGTGCTTGTGTCTGGATTCCGTCAGACGTTCCTGCACGCTCCGGAACAGCTCCGGCTCGATGATCGGGGGACAGTGGGCATCTTCTCCGGCACACTGGAACGTCCCTGTGTATCTCTGGTTGGCAAGGATTCGGGAGATGGTATCAATGCGGAACTGCTTGCCGCGGCTGGTAGTGTAGCCGGCGTGGTTCAGATCGTCGCAGATCTCAGTGAATGTCATGCCGCTGTCATAGTCGGTGAAGATCCGGCGTACCAGTGATGCACCTGCCGGGTCGATCTCCATCTGCTTGTCTGCTCCGATGCGATATCCCAGAGCCACATTGCCGCCGGTAGTCTTGCCCTTGATGGCATTCTCACGCATGCCACGCTTGATCTTCTGGGAAAGCTCCGCACTGTAGTACTCGTTCATTGCCTCCAGCAGTCCTTCCAGAATGATGCCCTCCGGACTGTCTGTGATATGCTCTTTGGCAGAGAGGACCCGCACGCCGTTGGCTTTCAGCTTGCTTTTGTACATGGCACTGTCATAGCGGTTTCTGGCGAAGCGGTCAAGCTTGTACACGATGACCGCCTGAAAGGTCTTGTATCTGCTGTCGGCGATCATCCGCTGAAACTCCGGACGGTTGGCAGTCGTGCCGCTGATCGCACGGTCGATGTACTCTCCGATGATGTGGATGCCCTCAGACGCTGCAAACGCCTTGCATTCCCGAAGCTGTCCCTCAATGGACTGCTCGGTCTGCCGGTCGCAGCTGTAACGGGCGTAGATCACTGCATTCATGTGTAAATTTCCTCCTAAGACTTGATTTTTCAGAGGAAATATGCTATAATAGACCTTGCTTTGGGAAGTCTATTATCGCAATAGTTTTTCCTCTTGCCGCTTCACGGTTGCCGCCGTGGGGCGGTTTTTTGTTATCCTTTATTTTTGGCAATAAAATCCTTAAATTGTTGAAAGACCTGCTGTTCCAACGGACTGGTCAAAAATTTCCCCCTCTTTCGCAAGAGACGAAGTCGTTCAGAACGACGTTGTGCAGCTTCTGGAGACACGTTGCAAAGCCGGGCTATCGTTTCCGCATCAAATGCTCCAATGCCCCACAGAACACAAGCAGGCATCAATACGCCTACGGCAAAACGCTCTGCCGCATATTCTTCCGGCTGTGTGATGGTGCTCTGGCTTCTGGACAGTGGCTCGTCTCCCAGATGTCCAAGCAGATAATGCCCTAATTCATGCATAACGGTAAACCGCTTTCCCGAAACAGGTGCATCTGGTCGCAGAAGTATCTGAACATCTCCGGAGCCACGCCGAATGATCTTGCCTGCTTCGTCAACCTGCAAAAACCGTGCACTATCCTTACAGGTCAAGCCATATTGCCACGCGATCTGTACCGGTTTCACCGGCAGCTCTGATATATTGCAGTCAATCAGACAACGCCAGCTCGCATCTCTGGCGCCCTTATAAATACCATAATTCATAAAATCACCTCAATGGCTATTATACCACATGAGGTGTTTTTTATTATAGGTCGAAGTCTGTGTCCGGATCATCATCCAGTTTTTTCAGTTCTTCCTCTGGGTACTCTGCAAAGTGCGGTGCGTTGTTCGGATCGTTGCTCCTTGCAGCTTCGTACACACGGGACATCTTCAGCTTTGAGGCTTGTGCGGCAGTTTCCTCCGCCACAACGCCGCGTAAGAAATCCAGAACCTTGTCACGTTGTTCCTCGGTAAGTGCTAAGTACTTTTTCATAAACACTTTTTCTAAACTTTTTAAATGCTCTTTTCGAGCAAATTCGTCCAGCGGTTCTGTCGGCGGCTGGGCGGTCGGTCTGCCGAGGAGGTAGTCGGTGGTGACGCCGTAGAAGTCGGCGAGTTTTACAAGTGTGTCGTAGTCTGGCTTTCGATCGTTGCGTTCGTAATTGCGATATGAACCGCCTTTTATTCCGATTTTAGAACACAGTTCTTCTGAGGTAAGACCTTTTTTCGTTCTTAGTCGTTTTAATGTATCGCCAATCATTTTTTCACCTCCTCTCTACAATAATAGAATATCACAAAACCGAACATTTGTCAATATCTGTGTTTGACTTTCGGGAAAAAGTATCTTTTTTGCACGAAAGCGAACCAATTCTTTTGTGCAATGTTACGAAAACGAACAAAACGCATTGACAAATGTTCGGATATGTGATATTATAGAATCACAGCAAGGGACAAACCCGAACAAAGCTGAATCAGATGAAGGAGGTGAAAGATATGTACGACGTACCAGCACAGCCGTTAGCTGGCTGTGAAAAAGTTGAAATGATGTCTGTTATCAGAACAATGACCGTTTATGGTGCAGGAACCCATGAAGACCCAGTTCGGTATCTGTATCAGTATTGGTCGGCTGACGGTGAACTGCTTGCACAGCATGACACCCTTGAAGATGCAGGAAACAGCTGCGGAAACTAAAATCACGAATGAACAGTTGCTTTTTTGCTTGCTGCGATTTCATCTATTTCTGCACAAAGCAATTCGGATTCATGCCTTTTCACATACCAATCGTCCATCAGAAGTTCAATAAGCTTTATTAGCTTTTCCGCTTCAAACGGTTCAACTTCAACGATTTTGTTTACATCATTTTCCATGTGAGCACCGATGTTTCCAATTTTTCGTAAACCGTGAATTGCACGGTGAACTTCTGGGCGGATTTTGTCAGCAATTTCTTCAATTTCATCGACCAAACGGTTTTTTGAAATGCCCCAAAAATCACGTATCATTCCCTGTAAGCAACGTCTTGAAAGAGTGGCAGATGCTTTCGGGCTTAAATTCAAAATTGCATATGCTTCTTCATAATCTTGACGAATTGGGAGTGGAATGTAATCTGGGTATTTCTTTGCACCGGATTTCGGGAGTATCATTTTTTCAATATGTTCTTCCGAAAGGTCGTCTGAATATCCCTCGCAAGTGATTGTGTGGTTTTTGCAAGAAGGGCATCGCATGAAGTCAATTTGAATCATGCATTCTTCTTTTGAAAGAACTCCGGGGTTAGAATCGATTTCTCCCTTGACTTCAATCATTTTGTTCATGCCGACTTTATATCTTTTATGGACTTCTCTGATGAGTGGCATAGTTCGTGAGCAATAAGGGCAAGTGAATTCTTCTTGTGTCATGTTTTCATAGGTTGGACGGGTACTTAGCATTTTTGATTACTCCAATCTTTTTGAAATGCCTTTATTGTACCACATTTATCAAGAAAATGCAACGATTTCAACAACATTCGACGAGATTCGACAAAATTGTTACTACATAGAAAAGAGGTGAAAAAATGAAGATTGCTTTTATTATCCTCGTCATTGCATACGTACTGCATTTGGCGTTGGCTGTGATTTGGAAAACCATAGCAATTTCGTGTTTAAGTTACATGAAAGCTAATGGCTTATCCGAATCTGAACTTAACACCTATTATCCGGAATCTTTCAAAATGGCACTTCTTCTTTTTATCCTTTGAAGAAGTTGAGAACGTCAATTACAACAGAATAGATTGTATGAAGTACTTCTATTATATGATACACGTTTTTGGAGGTTAGCTTTATTTTCCTGAATTTGTTTTTAGCGGGATTGGCTGGTGCTTCATTCAGAGCTTTTTCTAACGCCTTTTTTAGTTCGAGTAATTGTGGTCTGTTCATACTTTTCAATTGCTGTTCTAGTTGTTTCCTTGTGATTTTAGGCTGAACAACAGGAAAGTCTAACGTTTGCATAATTGAATTGAATTTTTCCGAAAATTCAGGCGTTTCAAAGCTGGAATTTTCTTGAATGCATCGAATATTGGGAATTGTATCCTGAATCGTTTGCATTGTGTAATTGAGCTGTTCCACAGCCGGTTGGATTTGTACAGCAACAGCTTGCGTGTACTCTGCCATTCTTTGTGATGCTTCTTCCAGCTGTTTTGAAAATCTCATTTCTGATAATCGCTTGGAAGCCGTACGAACGGATTCAACAATTTTGGAATCAAGTTCTATTTCATACATATATTCACCCCCTTTCCCACACTCCATTATATCACATCGGAGTCGGGAATACAACAGAAAGGAAGATGTCAAATGACCGAACTCATCAAAGTCAACTACGACAACGCAGACCGCCCGACGGTATCGGGCAGAGAACTGTGGGAGGCACTGGAGGTGGAAACACCGTACACACAGTGGTTTAAGCGAATGTCGGAATACGGATTTTCTGAAAACGTGGATTTCGCATTGGTATCACAAAAATGTGAAACCAATAATCCGAAGAATCCGCACACAACCAAAACCGACCACCAGCTGACGATCCCCATGGCAAAGGAACTCTGTATGCTCCAGCGGACAGACAAGGGCAAGCAGATGCGGCAGTACTTCATTGCCGTGGAAGAACAGTGGAACAGCCCTGATGCGATCATGGCAAGAGCCTTGCAGCTGTCCAACGCCAAGCTGAAAGAGATGCAGATCACGGTTTCCACACTGACGGTGGAAAACCAGATCATGAAGCCGAAAGCGGAATACTTCGACGAACTGGTTGACCGGAATCTGCTGACCGGCATTCGGGAAACCGCCGGAGAACTGGGCGTGAAACAGAACCAGTTCGTGGCGTTCCTGCTGGAAAAGAAGTACATGTACCGTGACAAAAAGGGCAAGCTGACCGCCTACGCAAAGCCACTCTCAGACGGCTTGTTCGAGCGGAAAGAGTGCATGAACGAGAAAACCCAGTGGAAAGGCACACAGGACCTTGTCACACCCAAGGGCAGGGAAACGTTCCGACTGCTGATGGTCGGGGCGTAAATACTGAAAATCCTGTATCTCCCCTTAGGGAAAACGAAACCGAGGAGGTGAACAGCGTGGACATCATAAAAGAACGTGAAATTCTACAGAAATGCCTTTGTGCGTCTGTGGGCAAAGAAAAATGCAAAAAAATAACGGAGCAGTTCATTTCTGTTGCCGTTGAAAACAACCTGAACTACTCCGGTTCTATTTTGCATGATTTTATGCGATTGGCTGAGATTGAAATCAGTCTTCGTCAGATTCGTTAACCATATCGTCGTAATCGGTGGTGTGCAAGAAGTCTACCTCAAAAAGCGGCATATTGCTTTCAAGGTGCGATTTGCGTAACTCATGATTTGCTTCCTCTGCTGCCGCAAGTGCTTGAATGACTTGTCCCGTCGTAAACTCGTCCATCGTAGCACTACAATTTTTGCAGCGAATCGGCTCGTAAGACGCATCGCACCAATAAATTGGAAACTTCTCTCCGCATCTTTTACAGCGTATAACTGCCTTTGTTGCCATTGTTTCACCTCCATTCCGCTTGGATTGATACATAATAGTATACCACAAATTATCACAAAAGTCAAGTGTAAATCAGACAGAAAGGAAACAAATGAAACAAAAGAATTACAATTACCCATTTCTCGAATACGAGATCAAACGCAAAGGCATTAAGAAAAAGACAATGGCACAGGCACTCGGCGTAGACGAAGGGACACTCTGGCACAAAACGTGCGGAAAACGTTCATTCACTGTGGAGCAGGCAATCTTCATTCAGAAAACGTGGTTTCCGGAAACGCCGATCGAAGTGCTGTTTCAGCACAGAAAGGAAGAAGAAACATGACCGATCAACTACAAACATGGAACTATGGCAGTTCCGAGATCAGAACCGTGGAAAAGGACGGTGAGCCGTGGTGGGTGCTGTCTGACGTGTGCAAGGTGCTGGAGCTGACAACTCCGGCAAGAGTTGCCGAAAGACTGGAAACAGATGAGGTGAGCCAAACTCACACCATCGACAGAATGGGAAGAACTCAGAAATCCACCATCATCAACGAATCCGGCTTATACGCCGTGATCCTCCGGTCGGACAAGCCGCAGGCAAAGCCGTTCCGGAAGTGGGTCACATCAGAAGTCCTGCCGACGATCCGCAAGCATGGGGCGTACATGACAGAACAGACGCTGGAACGGGCGATCACTTCGCCGGACTTCCTGATCGAGCTTGCCACACAGCTGAAAGCGGAGCAGGCACAGCGAAAGCAGCTGGAAACCACCGTTGCCGTGCAGAACCAGCAGATCGCAGAGTTACAGCCCAAGGCAAGCTACTATGACGTGGTGCTGAACTGCAAGGACCTGATCTCCATCGGTAAGATCGCAAAAGACTACGGGTGGAGTGCCCAGAAGCTGAATGAATATCTCCACAAACACGGCGTGCAGTATAAGCAGGGCAAAACGTGGCTGCTGTATCAGAAGTATGCGGGCATGGGCTACACCAGCACCAAGACGCACACCTACCACGGCGACGACGGTAGGGAACACGCTGCGGAACCGCACACCTACTGGACACAAAAGGGACGGCTTTTCATTTACGATTTGCTGAAATCAGACGGTATCTATCCGCTGATCGAACGGGAAGCAGCGTAACTGACAAGCAAAGAAAATCCGTTTCCCGCCTATGGGAAAGCGAAACCGAGGAGGTGAAATGCAATGGCATTATACATTTTTCTAATTGTTGCCGGTGTTGCGGCTATGGCACTGGGACATTACGAAAAAAACAAGTTTGTTTCCGCTTTTACTTGTACAATTGGAGACGTGTTGTTTCTGCTGGGGTTCAATTTTCTGTTGGTTTGGAATTCGTGATATTTGTGGATTCGGTTGCAATCGATGGGTAATAGTTATTGGTTATGTAGTTTTTTACTACGTTTTCGGAAGTTTGCTGCGGATGTACTGCTGCAATCAGTGCACTAGCTATTATTTCAACGATCACACCGATCACAATATCTCTACAGCCAGATTTCAGCGTGTTCAAAACAGATTTCTTTTTCTTTTGGCTTAGATTTGACGTTTTGACTGCTTTTTCGGCTTTGGTGCAGGTTTTTTCAAATGTTTCTGCATCCATATTTTCAAGCTGATCTCTTAGCTGCTCTCTCGTGATTTTGGGCTGAACTGCCGGAAAATCCAGAGTTTGTATCAGCGAAGTTATGTTTTTCGTAAATTCGATCATTTCAGGACTGAGCGTTTCTTGAATGCACCGGATATTTGGAATTGCATTTTGAATTCCCTGCATTGTGCAATTGAGTTGTTCCATGACCGGCGAGATTTGTACAGTAATATCTTGTGCGAATTTTACCATTCTCTGTGATATCTCTTCCAGCTGTTTTGAAAATTTCATTTCTGACAGCCTCTTGGAAGCCACGCGAACGGATTCAACAATTTTGGGATCAAGTTCTATTTCATTCATATCATTCACCCCCTTCCCGTGTTCCCATTATACCACATCGGAGCAAGGAATACAATGCACCGTCCCGAGCATGACGCAAAACCGCTTACCAACATCTTCAATCTTCAATCGCCATTGTGGCGAATACCTCCTTTCTTATCCATGCGGCAGTACTGGCAATGCTGCCGCAGATGGGGCGACGAGTATCAGCCGGGTGCAACTCCCGGACGCTCCGTAATTCTGCAAAGCGAGGTGATACATATGGCTGACAAAACACAGGTACAGGTAAGAGAAGTCAAGCAGTTGCTGCGGGAGTTGCTGAAAATCTCTGGAATGTCTGAAACCAGTATCAAGCTTGGAATCACGTACATTCAGGGACTGTCGGACGGAGAAGCAACGCAAACAAGCACAAAGGCGTGACAACAGAAAGGAGCATAACATGGCAAAAACCAACCTGAAAGAGATGCCGGTGGAAGTTCGTTCTTCCGGCAAAGAACCGCAGAACGACTTCTTCGCAGCATTTCTGGAGTACGTGAAGCAGCACGCCGATGAAGCGATCGCTGCAGTAGAGGCACAGAAAAATGCCGCAAAGTAAATACGTGAAAGGAAGTATCATCATGGAAGAAAAGAAGAAACACATTGAGATCCACATCAAGATGGACGAGAACGAGCAGATCACGCCGAACTCAAAGATAAGCAACGTCAGCGGCGATGACGTGATAGCTTGCTATCTTGCAGGTGCGGTATACATTGCCAATATCATTGCAAATAGCAGCAATGGTGTGTACGATGCAAAACAGGCATTTGGTGAGATGTTCAGAAGGTTTGCCGTTGTTCTTGCACACTTCGATGAAATCATGGAAAAAGAGGAGGACCGACCCATGCTGCAATCCGAATTTGACCGCCTGACCAGCCGCCCGTACACAGAGGCGGAGTTCAGCGAGATCCTCTACATCTACTGCTACCACCCGGCAGTCCGGAGCAAGAAGGACATCGCCGACCTGTGGACCATCGGCGGCATCTGTCTTATCAAGGACATGTGGCCCACTGCCAGACGTGTGGAGGAAGCAGAGCACAAGCGGAACGCCGCCAGAACGGCATACGAACACGCCAGAGATGCGTATGACGAGCTGCTGCGGGAGCTGTTGTACATGGAGGTGAATGCACCGTGAAGGTGATTGAAGATGTGCAAGACAAGCATGGCAACTACTGCATCATTTTCAAAAGCACGAATCTCAGGCTGATCTACGACTGGCTGCACACACACTACAGCGGAAACGGCTTCAAGTTTGCAATCGTAATTGACCTGAGTATCGACTGCGACTATGAAGAGCCGACAGAAACGCTGGTCTACTTTCTGGATGAGATCACAGAAGAAGTGCTGGATTATGCCGGATTGAAGCTTGCAAATGAAGATGAAACATGAAAGAGGAGGACTGACCAGTGATTCTCAAAATGACCGCCGAGGAATACGACGGCGTGATAAAATACCTGCTGTCCCTGCCGATGAGCAAAGCAGACTTACCGATGCTGGAGCATCTCTACGCCGGCGGTGGGATTCCGGAGGTACTCGAGCCGATCAAGGACTTACGTGCCAGAGTGGCGATGAATGCCGTCAAGGCGAAGTGTGACGAAAACACAGTGAAAGGAGAGAAGTGCTATGAACATCAGGGACTTTTTGCAAATCCGGTCGTTGCCGCAGCAGCTGTCTCTTTTTGATGAGGGGGTGTGACTATGCGAAACCGACCAAAAGAAGCGATATGCCAAGACCGTGGTGCTGTATACATCAAAAATTGCGGTGTTCAAGTACGGTGTGCTGCGTGCAGTGCGATTCGCAAGCGGCAAAAGCACAGAGAGCAGCAAGCAAAATTACGAAGCCGGTGGTATAGCAAAGAAGCAGGCGAAAAAGAGAAAAAGCAGACACGCCAGAGTGATTCCAAAGAAGCAGCAGAACGGCTTGCGGATAGCATCAGAAGTGCAGATGCTGCCGGCTTGTCTTACGGCATGTACATGGCAAAAAAATTCCGCACTGGCGGCAACCAGCACGGAAACGAAGCATAAAAACAAAAAAATCAACAGGTATATTATACCACAAACGGGAGGAAAAGTCAAGATGAAAAACAGCGAAGTAAAGAAGATGCAGGCACTGAGCATTCGCAGAGATGATGTGGTGTCCGATGAAAACTGGTTCCAGATGATGCGGGACATTTTTTTCGGATACGAGAACGAGGTCATGTTGGAGAAAGCGGCAGAGCAAAAATTGAAAGAAGATGCCGAAGCAGAGGAGGTGTGCAAGCGTGGATAAGAACAAAGCCATTGATTCCGTGCAAGAAATCACACGTCTGGCTATGATTATCAATGAGTCGCAGGAAACCAAAATGCAGGTGTTTGTTACCGTTTCGCCGCACGTTTCCGAAATTGAGTTGCAAATCTATCCGGATGGATGGGGATACGTCGGAGACAGAGCGACGGAGCACTTTGTGTTACGTGCATCTTACAAAAACTTCAGAGGAAAATATTACAACAAAGAGTTGATTCCAATCGAATTCGGAGGAATCGAAACATTTGAGCATGTCTCCTGTGATGTAAAAAGCCTCTTGCAAGAAATCTGTAATCTGGCAAAAAAAGAGGTGAAGAATTTTGGTTAAAACTGTGACCGAGCACGTCAACGACTGCGTAGGCTGCCCGCCGGAAACGGGTTGCATGGGACAATCCTGCCCGTATCACCCGCACGACGAGGAACGGGAAGTGCTGGTGTGTGATGCGTGCGGCGAAGAAGCTGACGAGCTGTGCCGTGCACCGTATCGGGCGAAAGAATCGTGGGTGTGCGAAGACTGCCTGAAAGAGATGCTCGTGTGGAGAAGAGGTGAATCTTTGACATGAGTGAAAAGGAGTGCTGTGTGAACTGCGGCATCGCAAATGTGCCGCTGTACTTAGGGCTGGACGGGAATCTGCACTGTGCAGATCACGCCGGAATGCTGATCGTGGAAACCAAAAAGGAGGAGCAGGAACATGGAACCGACCAAAAATGAAGTGGCAGAAGTACAGCAGAGTGTACTTACTGTACCAGTGGAGCACCGGAACGAACTGACAGACTTTGCAGAAGCATACAAGATCGGCAAGGTATACGCCGGAAGCGGTGTAGTACCTGCTGCATATGCTGGCAAGCCAAATGACTGTGCGATTGCTGTGGATATGGCAGCACGTATGGGGGTATCTCCACTCATGGTCATGCAGCAGCTGTATGTGGTCAAGGGAAAGCCGTCATGGAGTGGACAAGCGTGTATGGCATTTATCCGGCAGCGGTACAGTGATGTGCAAGTGGTGTACACTGGCACACGCGGAACGGACAGCCGCGGCTGCTATATCCAAGCCAAAAGCGGCAACAACACGCTGCAGGGTACGGAAGTCACAATCGCTATGGCGAAAGCGGAAGGCTGGATCAGCAATCCAAAGTGGCGTAACATGCCGGAGCAAATGCTTGCTTACCGTGCGGGGGCATTTTTTGCCCGCGTACACTGCCCTGATGTCCTCATGGGCTGCTGTGTCGAGGGAGAAGCAGATGATGCCGCACCGGCAGCCAGGACCGTGGAGGACGTTCTTTGAAACTGACAGAAGAAAACTACTACAGTACCGAATCTGATGCAGCGTATCTGTCCTACAGTCAGCTGAAAGCGTTTCTGGCTTGTGAAGCCGCAGCGATGTATGCGGACCACGAGCCGCCAACCACGGCGATGTTGGTAGGTAGCTATGTAGACGCGTGGTTCGAAGGCACACTGGACAAGTTTCAGGCGGAGAACCCGCAGATCTTTAAAAAAGACGGCAGCCTAAAAGCTGACTATCAGACTGCTGAAAAAATCATTCAGCGGGTGCAGGAAGATGAGATGTTTATGCGGTACATGTCCGGTGAAAAGCAAGTCATCATGACCGGAGAAATTGCCGGTGCACCGTACAAAATCAAAATGGACAGCTACCACGCGGGGAAAGCAATCGTTGACCTGAAATGCATGCGTGATATGAATTACCGCTGGAGCGATGATACAGCGTGCAAAGTGCCGTTTGTGGAAGCGTTTGGGTACGATATGCAAGCGGCGATATATCGGGAAGTTGTCCGGCAGAACACCGGTGACACACTGCCGTACTTTTTGGCGGTAGCGACCAAAGAGGACCCGCCGGATATTGCACTAGCGGGAATCCCAGCGGAAGTTCTGGACGAAAAGCTGCGGTTTGTGGAGGAAATAACGCCGCACATACAAGCAGTGTGGACGGGTCAAATTCCGCCTCACAGATGCGGGGTGTGTGCATACTGCCGCAGAACCAAAAAAATCACAGAAATCTTAGACTATCGGGAACTTGGGAGGTATAACCAATGAATAGCATTCATATTACCGGTCGGCTTTGTGCCGACCCAGAATTGCGGCGGACACCAAGCGACGTTGCCGCCTGCCGGTTCCGCGTGGCAGTCAATCGCCGCTTCGCCAACAAGCAGACCGGCGAACGGGAAGCAGATTTCATCAACGTCAGCTGCTGGCGGAACATGGCGGAGTTTGTCAGCCGCTATTTCCACAAGGGCAGCTGGATTGAGGTATCCGGCGAACTGCGGAACAATGACTACACCGACCAGAACGGTGTGAAGCACTACAGCATAAACGTGCTTGCAGACTACGTCGGGTTTGTCGGCAACAAGGACGGCTCTCAAACAGCCCAGAACGCCCCGTATCAGCCGCAGCAGAATCAGCCGCAAAACTACACCACGCAGCAGCAAGCAGGCGTACAACAGCCGCAGAACGCTTCTGTACAGCACTCATACCAGCAAGACGTACAGCAGCCACAGCAAATGCAGCAGCTGGGTGACCTTAGCGAGTTTGAGGATATTATCAGCGACGGCGACGTGCCGTTTTAAGGCAGGGTGATGTGGCATGCTGGAAAATGGGTATGTCAAGATATACCGCAGCCTGTTGAAATGGGAGTGGTACGACGATGTCAACACCAAAGTCGTGTTTTTACATCTGCTGCTGACAGTATCCATCGAGGACAGCAAGTGGCACGGAATCACGGTGAAACGCGGCAGCAGGGTGAGCAGTTACCCTGTTTTGGCAAAAGAAACAGGGCTGTCAGTTAAGCAACTGCGGACTGCGATAAGCCACCTTGAAGCGACAGGGGAAGTGGCACGCACAAAATACCCGAAATACACCGTATTTGCGATAAATAATTATGATACATTCCAGTCAGGGGCAGGCAAAACGGCAGGCAAAGGGCAGGGTAAGGGCAGGGTAAGGGCAGGCAAAGGGCAGCAGTATAAGAAAGTAAAAGAAGATAAAGAAGCTTTTTCTCCTCCTTCTTCCTCCTCTCTTTCTTGCACTGCTGCAGCGACGGAGGAGGAAGTCAAAGCATACGCTGCGGAAATTGGTGCAGGGTGTGATGCATCTGCTTTTTATCGGACTATGCAGGAGCAAGGCTGGCAATCTGGAGGAAAACCGGTCCGGAACTGGAAAGCGGTTTTCAGAGCGTGGGAAGCCAAAGACAAGCAGAAGCGAGAGTGTGACAGACAGAGCGAGAACGCGGAAGCGTATGCAAGCTTTATCTACAACGAGTAAAATTAGTGGTGGGACGGCGGGTGAATGGAGGGTGTTATGCGAAGAAGCAAGTACAATGCCAGCAAGATGCGGTGCAGACAAGGGCATATCCACGACAGCAAGAAAGAGGCGTGGCGGTGTAACGAGCTGCATCAGATGCTGGAACGCGGCGAGATCACAGACTTGCAGATACAGCCGGCGTACATACTGATCGGGAAGCACAAGTACCCGTGGAGATCGGAACGGGAGGTGCGGTACGTGGCAGATTTTGCGTATCGGAAAAGCGGCGTGCTGACTGTGGAAGATGTCAAGTCAGAGGCGACGCGAAAAGATGAAGTGTATATCCTCAAACGAAAGCTTTTTGAGGAACGGTACTGCAAAGGGTGCGATGTGATATTTTTTGAGAATGCGAGGTAAGAAAGATGAAAAAATACGAGTTGACCACAAACACAAAAATGCGATTTGGGCGAAAGCTGTTCCAGATTAAGGCACTTGTAAGCTTTGGTGATGTCACAGCTGGAGATTTGGGAGGCTATATCGAAAAAGAAGAAAACCTGTCAAATGATGGTGAATCATGGGTTTACGGCGATGCACTGGTTTACGGCGATGCACTGGTTTCCGGCAATGCACGGGTTTACGGCAATGCACAGGTTTCCGGCGATGCATGGGTTTCCGGCGATGCACGGGTTTCCGGCGATGCACTGGTTTCCGGCAATGCACTGGTTTACGGCAATGCACAGGTTTCCGGCGATGCACGGGTTTCCGGCGATGCACTGGTTTCCGGCAATGCATGGGTTTCCGGCGATGCAGATTATATCTGTTTCAAAGGATTCGGTAGTGAGAGCAGAAACACGACCATGTTCAGAACCAAAAATGGAGATATTTATGTGTGCTGCGGCTGCTTCGAAGGCAGTCTGAAAGAATTTTCGGAGAAGGTAAAAGAAACACACGGGACCAGCAAATATGCGAAAGAGTATCTGGCATGCATAGAAGTTGCAAAAATTCATTTTGAGATTGGAGAAAAAGATGATAAGTGAGTTTACAAGAACTGCTGTACCACAGCTGGTCGGTCATGAACTGAAGTTCAGCAAGGCACAGCATGAGGAAAAATTCCACAGCCTGCACGAAGCAGAAAGCGTGATCCGCGAGGAGTTGGAAGAACTGGAAGAACAGGTGGAATCCTGCAAGCAGCTTTTTGAGGACTTACATAGTGACACCAGACAGGACGATGAAGTTGGTGCAGTTGTAAACGCAAAGTATCTGGCAGGCTCCGCGGAGTATGCAGCGTATGAAGCGATCCAACTGGCGGCGATGTGCGAGAAATTGAAAGAGATGGGAGTGAAAGAAAATGAAAAAGGAAGATGATTTGAAGCGCTGTCCGTTCTGCGGTGGCAGTGCGTCGCTGTACATTGGCAGTGGTGGTTTCTATGTCAGATGTAATTTTTGTGAATCGCGAAGTACTGTGTCTGATACACAGGATGGTGCAAAACAAGCGTGGAACGAACGTGTTACACTAAAGAACAGCCAGTGGAACAAGCGCGGAGGATTTTTTTATTGTGCGAAATGCGGGTGCCGTCAAGAGAAGAAAACCAAATTCTGTGCGTACTGCGGTGCGAAAATGAAAGACTGCAAAACGTATGCAGATTATTTCGACGAGAATTTCCCAAAAGATAAATTCCCAAACGCTGACCGCAGCTGCATATGCAGGAGAAGCTTGTTTGGCGGCTATTCGGAAGAAACACTGTGCGAAAAAGGTGGCTTAGACTGCCGCGAGTGCTGGGAGGAAGTTATGGAGGAACAGCCATGACCAAGCCCTGTGAAGCCTGCGGGAAGATGATGATCGAAGTGAAAGGCGACAGGCGGTTCTGCGGCGGGTGCTTGCAGGCACGGCGGAAAGCGTATCAGAGGGCGTATCGGGAGAACCGGAAGAAACGCTAACGCACGCCGAGCGTAAGCCCAACGCACGCGAGCGTAAAACGTGCGTAAACCGAGTGAAAGAAAGGAAGATGACACCATGACCCTAGAAACCCTGAAACAATGCCGTCAGGCCGCAATCCGTGTCAGGAAGGCAAAAGCACGCATTGCAGAGCATAAAGCGACTGCTGGAAGCATCGGCGGTGCACGGTATGATGATGCGCCAAGAGAACGGGGCGAGCCGATATCCCGGCAGGAAGCCTACGTAGAGAAGCTGGAGCGTCTGCAAGAAGAACTGAAGCAGAAAGAAGAAACTCGCCGAATCTTGCAGCAGGAAGTTCTGCACGCAGTATCCGGCCTGACAAAGCAGCAAAAGCAGCTGATTTGCGGATACTACGGATGCGGCTGTTCCTGGGAAGAAGTCAATGCAGTCTGCGGTCTGACCCGGCAGCAGTCCTGCTATCAGGTACGGAAAGCCTTCGAAAAAATTCTGAAAAAGACTTGACTTTCAACATTGCCTGTGGTATAATTGATAACATAGAATACTGTGCCTGATGGTGTGACGCCATCGGGCATTTTTTATGCCATTTTGCGGAGGGGAGGACGATGGCGAATGCAGAAAACCTGATACCGCTGGATAAACGAACAAAGAGCGAACAAAGAGAAATTGCGAAAAAAGGCGGCATCGCCTCAGGCGTGTCCAGAAGGGCGTACAGGAGCCTGAAACAGGCGGCTAAGGCTTTTTTCCGGGAAAACGATAACGCGGCCATGCAGCTGATACAGGCGCTGTATGAAGAGGCCGCAAACGGCAATGTGAAGGCGCTGGAAAAATTACAGGATCTGATCGGCGAGACTGTCCAGCGGGAAGAGCTTGCCATGAAGAAGAAACAGGCGGCGGCACAGTCCAAGCCGGACAACGGCAAGACTGCGGAACTGATCGCCGGCATGCAGGAGGCAGCAGATGATCTACACGAAGAAGCAGCGGCAGCTGCTGGAACTGTGGAAGCAGAAGAAGCTGTGTCGGATTAACCTGCTGGAGGGTTCTGTGTCTTCCGGTAAAACGTGGGTGTCGCTGGTGTTGTGGGGGTTCTGGGTGGCAACTATGCCAACAGACAAGCTGTACCTGATGTGCGGCAAGTCCCTGACTACACTCAAACGCAACTGCCTGATACCGCTGGAAGAGCTGTTCGGGCGGAGCAATTTCCAGTTTTCCACTTCGGCGAAAGAGGCGTATCTGTTCGGGCGGAGGATCCTGCTGGAAGGCGCAAATGACGCCCGCAGTGAAAGCAAGATACGCGGTCTGACTTTGCAGGGAGCGTACTGCGACGAACTGACACTGTTTCCCCGTGACTTCTTCGTGATGCTGCTGTCCCGTCTGCGTGTCCCCGGTGCGAAGCTGATCGCCACCACAAATCCCGACAGTCCGGAACACTGGCTGAAAAAAGAATACATCGACCGACGCGCGGAGCTGGATATGCTTGTCGTGCGTTTTTTGTTGGACGACAACACCACGCTGGATCCGCAGTATGTGACCGCTGTCAAGGCAGAGTATACCGGCGTATTCTACAACCGGTTCATTCTGGGGGAATGGTGTCTGGCGGAGGGCATTGTCTATCCACAGTTTGACCGGACACAGCATGTGCGGCTGCTGGACAGCCCGCAAGGCAAGTGGTACATCTCCGTAGACTACGGCACGCTGAACGCCTTTTCAGCGGGGCTATGGTGCTATGATGGGAAGCAGGCGTACCGTGCCGCAGAGTGGTACTACAGCGGCAGAACGCAGCGGCGGCAGCTGACAAATGCACAATATCTGAAGCACATACAGGCACTGGCAGGCGGCCGGAACATTGAAGCTGTCGTCGTGGACCCGTCAGCAGCTTCGTTTATCACGGAACTGCGGCAGGCGGGTTTTACCGTGCGGAAAGGGAAAAACGATGTGGTGGACGGTATCCGCAGAGTTTCCACGGCATTGCAGCAGGGAAAGCTGTTGTTTTCGCCGGAGTGTCAGGACTGTATTCGGGAATTTTCCTTGTATCGTTGGGACGAAAAGGCAGAAGAGGACAGACCGATCAAGGAGAACGACCACGTTATGGACGACGTGCGGTATTTTGTCAACACCGTTCTGCGGCAGCCGGTAACGCTGTCCCACTCCGGATTGACGTTGTGAGAGAGGTGAGAAAATGTTATATCCAAGACAGGAATATTACATCATGCCGCAGGAAACGGAACTGACGGCGGAAAAGCTGGGGGAGTGGCTCCGCCGGCATCAGCAGGACTGCAAGCGTATGCAGTATCTGAAAGACCTGTACGAAGGGCGGCACCCGATCCAGCTACAGCCGAAAAAAGAGCTGTGGAAGCCGGACAACCGCATCATCTGCAATCACGCCAAGTACATTGTTGACCGGTTCAACGGTTTTTTCTTGGGAATTCCGGTAAAGACGATGCACCCTGACGAAGCGGTTTCGGCGGAACTGGAGGAGATCCAGAAGTACAACGATCAGGACGACAACAACGCGGAGCTGTCGAAGTACTGCAGCATCTACGGCAGCGGATTCGAGCTGCTGTACACCGATGAAGATGCCAGAATCCGCATCACCTATCTTTCGCCGCTGGAATGCTTTCTGATCTACGATGACTCCGTAGCGAGAAAGCCGCTGTACGGCGTGCGGTATTATAAAAACACCGACGGCGAAACTGTGGGCAGTGTGTTCACGGCATCGGAGGTGATCCCGTTTTCTGACAAGGACGGTCTGCACTTCGGTACACCGGAGCCGCACTATTTCGGCGGTGTGCCGCTGATCGAATACATCGAAAACGAAGAACGGCAGGGTGCTTTTGAGCAAGTGGAAAGTGCGATCACAGGCTATGAAAAGGCGATCTCTGAAAAGGCAAACGACGTGGACTATTTCGCCGACGCATACTTGCTGATGCTCGGGGTAACTGTGGACAAAGATGATCTGCACTTCATGCACAGCAACCGCATTATTCATGTTGGAGAGCTGGACGCAGAAGAACTTAACGCCGTAAGAGTGGAATTTTTGCAGCGTCCATCGGCAGACACCACGCAGGAAAATCTGCTGAACCGGCTGGAAGATCAGATCTACACCCAGTCCATGGTGGCGAATATTTCAGACGAGGACTTCGGCGGCAGCTCCGGCACGGCACTGGCGTATAAATTACAGCCCATGCGGGATCTTGCGGCGGGGAAAGCGAGAAAGTTTTCCAGCGGCATGAACCGGCGTTGGCAGCTGGTCGCGTCTTCTCCGGCTTCCAGAATGCCGGCAGACGCATGGAAAGCGATCACGTACCGGTTTACTGAGAATCTGCCGAAGAACCTGCTGGAGGAAGTACAGGCAGCCGCACAAATGGCTGGAATCACTTCCCGCGAAACCCAGCTTTCCGTGATTTCCGCGGTAGATGATCCGCAGACGGAACTGCAAAAAATCGAAGCGGAAAACGGTACGATTCCGGAGGACAGCTACAAGGCGGAACGAAGTACCGGCACAGAGGTGACTGCCGATGCCGAATAAGTCCTCTCTGGCGTACTGGCATGACAGAAAAGTACAGTATGATGAAACCCTAGGCAAAGACGAAAAGCGGCTGTACAGCAAGCTGGCGGCGTACTATGAGAGAGAAGCGGCACGGTTGGACAAAGAGATTGCAGCGTACTACGCCAAGTACAGCGTCAACGGCGTTTTGTCGTACCGGAATCTGCTGGAAACGCTGCCGGACGAAGACAAGCTGCTGCTGATTGAACAGCTAGACGAGTTTGTAAAAAAGTATCCGGCGTATGCCGACCTTGTGCCGGTGCGGGAATCGATCTACAAGCTGAACCGGCTGGAGGGACTGCGGCAGTCCATTGCCATGCAGCAGCTGCACATGGGAGCCTATGAGCAACAGCAGGCGTTGGCGTTTTTCCAGCATCAGGCTCTGCGGTACGCCAACGGTGCGGCGTCGTTTCTGGGGCTGGGCAGCAGCTTCTGCCGGCTGGACAGTGATGCCATTCGTGCCGCGGTAGGAAACAAGTGGTGTGATGGCAAGGACTTCTCGGAGCGTATCTGGGACAACCGGAAGAAGCTGGGGAACACCCTGCACACCCAGTTCGTCAACGGTGTGATTCGTGGGGACGATTACCACCAGCTGGCACGGCAGATCCGGGAGAAGTTCGTGAAAGTTTCCCAAAAGAACGCGGAACGGCTGACGTTCACCGAGGATACCTACCTGTGCAACGAGGCAGCCATGCAGGTGTTTGAACGGGAAGCAGCGGTCACGGAGTACGAATTTGTGTGCACCGGTGATGCGGAAACCTGTGACATCTGCCGCGGGTTGAGCGGGGAACGGTTTCCGATCTCCCAGCGTATGCCGGGGACGAATTTCCCGCCCATGCACCCGTGGTGCCGGTGCTTTTTTGATCCGGTGATTCCGGAAAAAAAGACGTTGACTTCTGGGGTGGATAGTGGTATAATAGGTACAACGAAGAACGCAAATGGAACAGAGGTGGAAATTGTTGAGCGAACATCACTCATGTGGAAGCCAAACAGCATCACGCAAAAAGTTTCCTCAAAAGGTGGAATAGAGCGTAACTATTACAATGAAAATGGAATGCAAACAAAACAGATCGCAAATAACAATCACGGAAAGCCAAAACAGCATCCATTTGGGAAAAGCGGAGAACACGCACATGACTATATATACGATAGCGAAGGGAATTTAATAGGCAGACCTACTAGAGACCTGACAGATCTTGAAAGAGAAGAAAATGGTGATATACTATGACAATAGATGATTTCAGAGTACGTGTTGGCTCTTTAGCATCTCATATTTTATTTGATTTCAACAAGAAACCATGTGGGATTGATCCACTTGGTAAAAACGAGTTTGATATTTGGTGTGGAAATGAGCTTGAAAAAGTGCACAGTGTCGATGAAGTTATGAAATGTCCTATTTTTGATGGGAAATCACTAGAGGATATTTTTGACAGCATTGAAAATGTGGAGTTTTGAGGTGATACCGTGGCAAAAAACGACATGGAAGTTATCATGTACAAAATCCTCCGGTATTTGTACGAGTGCATGAAGACTGGGAAAACGCCGGATTTGGCAGACATCATGTGGAATTGTAAGATGTTTGACATTCCAAAGGCATACTGGCTTGCGATCATGCAGGAGTTGATCGAAGACGAGTATATTGGCGGCTTGCGTTTTGTTGGTGCAAAAGACATGGAACAGGTGCTGCAAGTCGGGAATATCAAGATCACCAAAAAAGGGCGTGACTTTTTGAAAGATGAATCTGTGCTTTCCAAGATCAAGCCTGTTTTAGGCACTGGATTTGAAGCCCTTGTAACTGCTGTGGCATCTACAATTATGCCGTAAAAATATTTTCAAAGCTTCTCAAAATGTGCGGTATTTTGAGAAGTAAAACCGAATACGATAAAAAGCATCTCAGCCGAGGTGCTTTTTTCATGCCTGAAAGGAGAAAGAACATGGGAACATACAGAGAAACGAAACTGAAAGACACAGTATCACTGATGTGCAGTGACGATTACAAAGAGCGATTCAAAGCGGAGTATATGCAAGTGTGCGTCCGGTACCAGAAGCTGAAAGCAATGCTGGACAAATGGGACGAAGGCAAACTGAGCTTCCAGCCGACCTGCCCGAGAGGAATTTATAATTTCCAGATCAGAGCGATGGCTGACTATATCGCCAGTCTGGAAGCACGTGCAGCGATCGAAGACATCGAACTGTAATCACTGCCCCGACCATGGGCGAAAACTGGCGGAGGGCGGAAAACAAGAACAATTCAGCCGGCGGGTACGGCGTTCTTTTATCGAAAAATCAGCATCTGAGCGATCAGGTGCTATTTTTATACCCTAACGAAAGGAGCGAGGGAACATGCAGATGCTGTTTTTCCACGGCACATTCTGCCCGCCCTGCACATCAACGCAGAAAGCGGCAGAGCAGTATGCCGCAGAGGTGGGCGTGCCGCTGTATACGTTCCGCTGTGACGATGTGTACGGCGGCAACGACATGGCACGGCAGAATCACGTGCAGCACATTCCGTGTCTGATCCTGAAAAACGATGCAGGAGAGGAGCTGACACGCACCGAAACGGCACATACACCAGAAACGCTGCATCAGTCGTTTGATACGTACCTAAAGGAGGTGAAACCAAGTGCATGATGAGGGAAATCCGAATATCGACACTACAGCCGCCGGAACAACCGCCGGCGGCGAACCAGAAGCCGCAAAAGGTCCAGCAGAAAACGCAGCCGGTCAAGGGCAGCAGCAAGCCGCACCGCAGGGAGAAATGACCGCAGAAGCTGTTGCCGCACTGGTACAGAGTGCCCTGCGGGACTTTGCACAGCAACAGCAGGCACAGCAGACCGAAGCAGAAAAGCTGGCAGGTATGAACGGCACACAGCGTCTGGAATACGAGCGGGACAATTACAAAAGCCAGCTGGAGCAGTTGCAGAAGCAAATGAACCTGTCCCAGATGCAGGCGACCGCTCGGACGATGCTGGCGGAAAAACATATCCACGCCGCAGACGGGCTGATCTGTGCCATTGTGACGGAAGATGCGGAAACCACCAAGAAAAACGTGGAGGATTTTTCAAAGATGTTTACCGATGCAGTGGAAGCTGCTGTCAAGGAACGCCTGAAATCCGACACGCCGCGAACCGGCGTACCGGCGGGAAAAATGACCAAGGAACAGATCTTCGCGATCTCGGACGCAGAACAGCGTATCGATGCCATTCGAAAAAATATAGACCTGTTCCAGTGACGAAAGGAGAAAAAATATGGCAGTACAGGAAAATACCAACTTGACGACCGACTTTGCGAAAGCACAGTCCATTGATTTCGTAAATCGCTTTACCGGCGGTATCAAAAAGTTGCAGGAGATGCTGGGCATCACCAGACGGCAAGGGCTCTCGGAAGGCTCCACGATCAAGACCTACAAGAGCAGCGTTACACTGGCAGACGGCAACGTGGCAGAGGGCGATCTGATCCCGCTGTCCAAGGTGGAAAAGACGCTGGACAAGACCTATGAACTGGCGTACAAGAAGTACCGCAGAGCAGTGACTTTGGAAGCGATCCAGCGAAGCGGATTCGATCAGGCAGTACAGGAGGCGGACACAGCCCTGCTGCGGAAGATCCAGAGCAACATTCGCACAGACTTTGCTTCTTTCCTTGCCACCGGTACCGGCACAGCTGCCGGAAGCACCATGCAGGCAGTTGTGGCAGATGCGTGGGCAAAGCTGCAGGTGCTATTCGAGGACGACGGTGCCGGAAAGGTCATTGTTCTGGCGAACCCGATGGACGTTTCGGCTTATCTGGGCAGTTCGGACATCACCACACAGAATGCATTCGGCATGACCTACTTCAAGGCGTTTCTGGACGTATCCATGATGACAAATGCCAGCGTTCCCAAGGGCAAGATCTATGCCACTGTTTCGGACAACATCAATCTGGCATACCCGTCCATTTCCGGCGGTGAGATCAGCAAGGCGTTCCACTTCACCACCGATGAAACCGGTCTGGTGGGCATCACACACGCCGCAGACTACAGCCGCACCAACTACGAAACGATCATTCTGACGGCTCCTACCCTGTACGCAGAGCGTCTGGACGGCGTTGTGGTAGGCACCATTTCTGCGGAATAATGGGGCTGCTGGAACGGGTGCAGGTGCGGCTTGCCGGCGAGCCGAAAACAGATCAGACAGAGCAGCTGCAGGAACTGTGTGATCTGGCAAGCGTGCGTATCTGCCTGCGGGTGCGGGAACCGACACTTCCCGACCTGCTGGAACCAATTGCAGCCGATGCCGTGGTGAAGCTGTGGCGGCGGTGGAACTATGAGGGGATCTCCTCCGAAAACGGGGACACCATTTCCACCAGCTTCGTGGAAGATGTTCTGGCAGAGTATGACGACGAATTCGCCGCGTATGCAGAACAGCAGGACAAAACCAACGGTAAGAAGCAGATTCACTTTTATTGACGACTGGGGGTGTGTGATGCGGTATTTTACCATTGCATTTTTGACAAAGGAAACGACCGGCACGGACGTGTTGGGGAATCCGGTCACGGAATGGCTGACTGCAAAAACGTGGTACCGCGGGCGGTTTACGGAATGGAGTGCCGAAGAAATTGCGCTGGAAGGGCGGGAAGTCACCAAGTCGCAGCGAAAACTGCTGACAGATGCCCCGCTGTCTGTGTGCATGGCTGCCGATGGGGTACAGGCGGACAGCGGGGAAACGTTTCGTGTGCAGTCGGTCAAGGACCTTCACGGGCGGTGGCGGCTGCTGTATGTGGAGAGGTGGCGGGTATAATGGCAGGATTCCAGGTCGTGCTGGACGGCATGAAGCCGTTTGCAGCAAAGCTGCAGGAGAAGTCGCAGGAGGATTTTCTGAACTGCTGCAAACGTGCCACGCTGCTGCTGCGGAACAACGCCCGCAAGAAAACGCCGGTTGCCAAAAGTGCGGTATATCAGGACGCTGCGGGCAACACGATCGGGCAGCATAAAGGCGGCGGTCTGCGGCGTTCCCTGCGGCTCACCATGCCGTCTGAAACGACAGACGGGGAAGTGGGATACACCATACACTACGCACCCCACGTGGAGTACGGGCACCGGCAGACGATCGGGCGGTATGTGCCGCAGATCGGCAGGCGGCTGAAAGCCGGCTTTGTGTCAGGGCAGTATTTTTTGCGGGGAGCCATAGAAGAAACCAAGCCGTCGTTTTATCGTGATCTGAAGGAGGAACTGCAGAAATGATGTATCGCAAGCTGGGCTTTGCCGAACTGGCTGCGGCAGTCTTACAGGTCCTGCGGGAAAACACCGCGTATGATGTGTATGACGCTGTGCCGGAAGATGCCGAAAGCCCGTTCCTGTTTGTCGAAGTGGTGGGCAAGCGGGACAGCTCCAGCAAAACCACATGGAAAGAAACGTTTGTGCTCCATATCCACTGTATCGCTAAGCCCTCCCGTGCAAGGACAGAAGTGTATCAGATGATACAGAAGGCAGAGGAAGCCATGACAGCTCCGCTGGAACTGCCGCAGGGCGTAGAGTGCCTGACACAGACAGAAACCGGCGTACAAGCCATGCAGCTGGACGAAACCGGCGAGTGGCATGCCGTACTCGGATATGAGATCATGACAAGCTATGGACTGAAATGCAAATAAGGAGGAAGAAAAATGGCTGAAAATTTTGACAGCAATGTATACTGCGAGTTTCCGGAAGCGGTCGCAAAGGCAGGCAAGGACATTCTGATCTGTCTGTTTAACTCTGACGGCTCCAAGCTGCTGGCGATTGCCGGACAGCAGAACCTGACGATCAATCGCAGCGTGGACACTGTGGACACCACGTCCAAGGACACCAAAGGCGGCTGGAAATCCCAGATGGCGGGCATGAAAGAGTGGTCGGCTGACACAGACGGTGCCTATGTCATGGGTGCAGAATCTCACAAGGAACTGCAGAAGTACTTCACAAGCGGCGATCTGATCTGCATCAAGATCGTGGACATCAAGGAAACCAAGTCGCTGTTTGGCGGCATGGCAGTTCTGACAGAGTACACGCTGGAAGCACCGTTTGACGATGCAATGACGTACTCCTGCAGCTTCGCGGGAAACGGACCGCTGGTAGACCTGACAGCACTGTCTACAGAAGCTGCCGGAAAAGTTACCGCAATGCCGGCATAAGGAGGAATAGAGCATGGCACAGAAAACCTATGAGATCGACGGAGAAACCTATCACCTGCACTACAGCATGGCAAGACTGGAAGCCGCAGAACAGGCGGCAGGCTGCTCTGCCTTTGAGATCGTGGCGGGCATGTCCCAGAACCGGACACCCCGCATCGCAGTTGTCAAGGCATTTTTCGCCTATGGGCTGATGAACAGCGGCGGCGTATATGCTCCGCTGAAAAAGGCAACCGCATTCGCGGAAAAGGAACTGGAATCCAGCGGCTATGTCACTGTGACAGGGGAAGTCTATGAGCAGCTGGCGGAGGACTGCGGTTTTTTATTCCAGTAAGGCTCGTTCAGCTGGAATATCTGGGCGGAGCTGTTCCAAAACCAAAGAGCAAGCAGGAAGCGGCGGAAGATGCACGGTATCAAAACGTGCAGGATTTCGCCTTTTTTGCTGCAAATTTTGGATATTCCAAGGCGGAATACATGGAATTGACTCCTGCGGAAAAGCGATTCCTGTTGAAAGCCTACGAAGAAAAAGTGGTTTCCGATTCCACGCTGCTTGCCGCGGCGGTCGCCAATGCCGTGGGGAATGTGCTGCGGAAAAAAGGCAAAAAGCCGAAGAAGCTGTGGCAGAAATGCCCCCGTCACGCAGACCAGCAGGAACGACAGCGTATCGTAGAAGCCGCGAAAAAAATCGAAGCAACAGAGGGAAAAGCATGGGTTGATCTGATCTATCAGGCAAACGGCATGCGTCGGAGAAAGGCGGTGAATACAGATGCATGAACCGGAGTTTTATACTGTGCAGCGTTCCGGTGTGCGGTTTGACAGCGACGGCATTCCCATAAAAAACGCAGATGGCAGCTATCACGTCTACTACGGCGTATCCTACGACATGCTGCAGGACGCGGTCGAACAGGGCTTTGTCAGTGCTTCTGCTGTGTGCCCGACGGTGCATAGCTGGGAGGACTGGGGGCTGTTCTGGATAGATGCAGAGATCTCGCCGCCGGAAGTGGAAACCCTGATTGAAACCGTCCCCGGCAGGATGGGAGTGCTGGACTATTCCGAAGTGCTTGCGGGAATGCCGGTGTACCATAACCGCACGGTCACGCTGACATTTTGCAAGCTGGGGGCTATGAATCAGTGGCATGAGGACTACAGCCGTATCCTATCAAAGTTACACGGGCAGCGGTCGAAGTGGATACTGGACACCAACGCCGGATATTACTTCGAGGGACGGTGCAGCGTGTCGTCTGTTCGGGAGGACGGGGCGTACAGCACGTTTACGATTTCCATGGATGCAGCACCGTTTCAAGTGTCATTACAAGACACCGTTTCCGACTGGCTCTGGGATCCGTTTGATCTGGAATCCGGCATCATACGGGAGTATCGGAACATCACCGTCGCACAAGAAGAGGTGAATGTCACGATATACGGCTGTGAAAATACGATTCTGTATCCCACACTGCTGGTGACTGCCGTATCCGCAGGGGACTTGCAGGTGACAACGCCGCAGGGGGCCGTTCTGACTTTCCAGATGCGGCAGGGTGAAAACACGTTTGCATCTGCTTTCCCGCTGCGTGCCGGAAAGAACACGGTTCGGTTTAAGTGCAAGAGTACCAATAAGGCGACCGTCAGTGTTCAGTTTCGGGAGGTGCGGTTGTAATGGCAGCAGTGTACACGGTCAGGTTTTATCCGTACAAGGTGTATGATAATCAGCACTGGTACACCGGCGAGAAATACCCGTATGCAATGCTGCATGACCCGACACAGCCAGACAGATTTCTGATGGATACGCAGCTGGAAATTGCACAGAGCAAGTCCGGCAATTTTACGTTTACGATCACCAAGGAAAACCCGCTGTACAGCCGGCTGCGGCAGGACATGCAGTGGGAGGTTGCGGTTTTTCGCGACAGCACAAAATGCATATGGGCAGGGTATCCCACGGAACGCAGCACAGACATTTACGGCAAGACCATATTCACCTGCGAGGGAGTGCTCGGATACCTGAATCAGGTTTATATGCCAGCATTCAGCTTTTCCGGCATATCTCCCAGTGAGTTGATCAGGCGGGTGGTTTTTAACTGTTACAACGCGGAGATCACGCCGGATTCCGGCGAAGATACTTCCAAGAGCCGACACAAACGCTTTGCAAACGGCTATATCGGAGATTTCGACACCGGCGAAAATGGGAAAGAGCGAAAGATCACTCGTTATACAGACAAATCATTGACGGCTATGGACATTTTGCAGACAAGACTGGTGGACTATTTCGGCGGTGATCTGCATGTGAAAATGGCAGCAGCTCCGGAAGTAACAGACGAACTGTGGGAACTGCACTATCAGTCACCGGACACAAGCAACGTCAATCCGCACACGCTGGAAATCGGGAAGAACGTTGTGGAAGTGGACTATCAGTACGACACGCAAAACTTTTACACCGCACTGGTGCCAACGGACAAGGACAACAACATTCTGGTCACGGCAAATAACGACGTACAGAGCATTACGGACGGACACCAGACGATCACCGCAGTGCGGCGGAAAAACAGCGTGATCTTTCGAAACGTGAAGCTGGTGAAAACCTACGGGCTGCTGGTGGGCTTGTATCAGACGGAATCCGAAATTGCAGATTCGGCGAGCCTGATCGGTTCCACGTTGTCAAAAGCGGCGAACTTAAAACCGCCGAAGGTGTCGTTTTCCGTACACGCCAAGGATACGACAATGCTGACCGGCGACGCACCTCTGGAGGTCGGGCAGTATGTACAGTTTATCCACCCGCAAAGGACACTGCGGGTAATGATGCTGATCTCAAAGATCACCATGAAGCTGGAAGACCCGACACAAAACGAAATCGAACTTAGCGGATACGCAGATGGAAATCAGATGCGTTTCTAAGGCAACACTGCATAAAGGAGGGAAACGGAACAGTGGCAGACTATACGCTTTCGGCAAAGATCACCGGCGATGCGTCCAAGTTTCAGAAAGCTATGCAGCAGGCGGAAACGTCTATGCAGAAGCTGAACCAGAAATTCAGCAATTTTGGAGGGGCACTGGAAACGCTTGGCGGGAAAATGACATCAGCCGGTACAAAGATCACGGCTCTGGAAACCGCGGCAGGCGGGGCGGCGGTGGCTCTCGGCACACAGGCGGTAAAAGCCGGAGCGTCCTTTGAAGCCGAGATGTCTAAAGTTTCCGCAATTTCCGGCAGTACCGGCAACGATCTGAAAGCCCTCACAGACAAAGCCAAGGAAATGGGCAAGAAAACGAAGTTTTCCGCCACAGAATCCGCCGAAGCTTTTGAGTATATGGCAATGGCAGGCTGGAAAACCGATGACATGCTGAACGGCATTGAGGGCATCATGAATCTGGCGGCAGCATCGGGCGAAGATCTTGCGACCACGTCGGACATTGTTACAGACGCTCTGACGGCGTTCGGACTAAGTGCATCGGATTCCGCAGAGTTTTCTGACGTGCTTGCCGCCGCGTCCAGCAACGCTAACACCAACGTGTCAATGATGGGCGATACGTTCAAGTACGTTGCACCGGTCGCCGGTGCACTGGGATACTCGGTACAGGATACCGCCATAGCAGTGGGCTTAATGGCAAACAGCGGCATCAAGGCGAGCCAAGCTGGCACATCACTGCGGGCGATCCTTTCCAGACTGGCGAAGCCGACCGATCAGGTGCAGACAGCCATGGACGAACTGGGAATCTCCCTGACAGATTCCAACGGCAACATGAAATCCATGCGGCAGGTTATGGAGGACATGCGAAACGGCTTTGCTGGTCTGACAAAAGACCAGCAGGCAAACTACGCGGCGACCATCGGCGGGCAGGAAGCGATGAGTGGACTGCTTGCTATTGTCAACGCCTCGGAAGAAGATTTCAACAAGCTTACAACTGCCATTGATAACAGCAGTGGAACATGTCAAGACATGGCAGACACAATGCTCCAGAATCTTTCCGGACAATTTACGATACTGAAAAGCCAGATAGAGGGCATCAACGTCAATGTGTTTGAACAAATGGAACCCGGACTAATGACCATTGTGGACTGGGCACAACAAGCTGCCACAGCGGTAGACGGCATGGTGACCGCATTTGGTGCCGCGAAAGATGCGGGCGGTGTCGGAAAAGGCATAGAAGCCGCAATCAAGGCACTGGACGGTATGGTGAGTGCCGGTGCAATTTCTGATGTGTTTTCCACAATTGCGGACAAGCTGCAACTGGTATACGACAAGCTGAAAAGCCTGAAGGATTCCGGCGTTCCCATTGAAAAAATTGCCGCAGCTGCGGCTGCAATGGGACCTGCTCTGGTCGTTGCCGGAAAAGCTTCTTCGGTGCTGGGCGGCGGCTTCCAGAGTGTTTCCGGTATCATCGGTTCGCTTTCCGGCGTGTTCGGCGGAGCTAAAAGCGAAATATCAGGGCTGGCAGGCTGGTTCGGAAAGTTTAGCGGACTGCTGAAAAATGCAAAAGGTTCGCTGCTGGCTGCCGGCGGGGCATTTCAAACACTTTTCGGAAAAATGAAGCTGATTGGAGGCGGCATTTTCGGAAAAATCGGCACAGGGCTGTCTGCTCTTGCTTCGAAATTCTCCGGCATCACCGGACCGATCAAAAACGTTGCCGCCCTGCTCGGTGGGAAAGTTTCCGCGGTATTTGGAAAAGTAAGCGGGGTGTTCAGCAAAATTGGCGGCGTGTTCGGGGCTGTCGGAGAAAAACTGGCACCGTTGATCAGCGGGTTCCAAGACTTCGCTGTCAAAATCGGCGGGGCATTGTCCAGCGTCTTGCAGGTCGCCGGCAGCTTCGGCGGGCAGTTCACTTCTATTTTGATGAAAGCGTTCGGTTTCGGGGCGATCGGCGGCTTGATTCTGGTGGGTCTGGGACTGATCCAGAAGAACTTCGAGGACAAAATCGGCGAGATACTCACCATGGTACAGGAAAAAGCACCGCAGATCATCACGGACTTCTGCACTGGTATCACAGAAAAGATTCCGGAGTTGATTTCACAGGGTGCGGCATTGGTAGGGAACCTTCTGGATACGCTGACAGCACTTGCCCCTTCCATTATCAGCGGCGGTGCGAATATTTTGGTCAGCCTTGCTGCCGGATTCGCAGAAGAGCTTCCAACTCTGCTAGAAAAAGCGGGTGGATTGATAATTTCCATTGTACAGGCACTGACTGAAAAACTGCCTGTGATCCTGAATACCGGCATGCAGATCATCAGCAGTTTGGTGCAGGGCATTTCCAGCTTCCTGCCGGAGCTGATTCCTGCGGCGGTAGACATGATACTGACACTTGCGGATAGCTTGGTAGACCAGCTCCCTGATCTGATCGACAGCGGTATTCAGCTGCTGGAAGCAGTGGTAGAGGGCATTCTGACGGCACTGCCGAAAATCACGGAAAAAGCTCCCGAGATCATTATGAAGCTGGCGGACACCCTGATCGAAAAAGGTCCCGAGCTGATTCTCACCGCCGCTGAACTGATGATAAAGCTGGCAGAAGGACTGATTCAGGCAATCCCCACACTGGTCGCTAAGATTCCGGAAATCGTCCAGCATATCAAAGACAAGTTTCTGGAAACAGACTGGTCAGAACTGGGGCGGCAAATGATGAACCTACTGGTAGACGGTCTGAAAGCGGTTGCAAATCTGGCAATCGGCGGCATCAATCTGCTGATCGACGGTGTGAACCTGATACCGGGCTTTAACATACCACAAATCCCCTATCTGGCACACGGCACAGAGAACTGGCAAGGCGGCTTTGCCCGCATGAACGAGGGCGGCAGAGGGGAGCTGGTAAATCTGCCGGACGGCACGCAGGTGATACCGCACGACTTAAGCCGGCAGTACGCAAAAGAGGCGGCACGTATGAACAGCGGCGGTTATGCGGTGTGCATTGACTATGCGGCAATCGGAAACGCTGTTGCAGAAGCAATGGCTGGTGTGGATATGCACACCACGCTGGAACTGGACGGAAAAGCAGTGGCAGACGTGACAACACCATATATCGACAAGAATCTGGGACATAGAGCCCAGCTGTCCAGTCGATATGCAAGGTAAGGAGGCAGACACATGGCAATACTGAACACCGCTACCGGAACGGTGGCGGGAGATGTGGCACAGATTCGCACGGCAATTTACGGCAGGGAAGTCCGTGCGTCCATTGCAGAAGCAATTGAACTTCTGGACAGCAGCATCAACGGTGACGGAGAGGACAGCTTAAAAATCCGCCTTGCTGCGTTACAGGCGGAACTGGAAGCCCTGCGGAAAGAGGCAGAAAGCGTACCGAATTTGCAGGAACGGTTGCAGGCGGCAGAAGCAAAGCTTACAGCACTGCAAGAGGACATCAAGACGCTGCAAAGCCACGCTCACAACATCGATGCAGGATTTGTGCCGATGTTCGAGGCAGGGCACAGCGGGCTGAACTGGACGGTGTACCGATGGGCAGACGGCACCACAACATTTGACCGCATCAAGGAAAACCCCGCTCTTGCGGGAACGGAAATTGTTATCGGAAACGCAAAATACAGGTACTCAAATGCTGTGGTTGGTGATGATGGCGTGGTTCCGGCGTTCTGCGGCAGACTGGAATTTCAGGGCGTCGTAGACGGCACAGAAGACGGCGTTGTCAACGAAAGAGGACACCATCTGCCATGCGGGTACTTTATTGCGGAGAGTACTTCTGGTGGTAAGGAGCTTGTTCTGTACGACCCTGACGAGAATCGCATCACTGCTGATGCAGATGGAGATCTGGAGCAGTGTGCAGTTTTATACGGGGAAGACAATACAGTGAAAGGTTTCCGCGTCGGGAAAGACAAAAAGGTGTACCTGAGCGACCTGCTCCGGCGGCTGGATACACTGGAAGCAAATCAATGATATGGAGGTGATACCATATGCCGGATATATCCAGTTCACTTTCCAAGCGGGAGGTCAACGCACGGCAGAATACCTACACGAAGTCGGAAATCGACCTCAAAGATGGTGCGATACAGGCAATCGCCGAAGCCGCCCAGACTACGGCAGACGCCGCGGAAAAGAAGAATCAGGAACAGGATCAGTTGATTGCGGAGTTGCAGAAGTCGTCGCATACACACAGCAACAAAGGCGTGCTGGACAAGACAGAGCAGCCGTACACCACGGCAGAGCGGGACAAACTGGCAGGGCTGGAGAACTACACTCACCCAACCCACACCGCCCACGCGAAAGGATTTTACAAGCTTGCAAGCGATGGTGAGGGGCATATCACGAATGCGGAAAAGGTGACGAAAAAAGACATCACAGACCTCGGTGTTCCGGGCGATGATACAAATACCACGTACAAACTCGCACTTCCGACTTATACAAACCAAAAAGAGCCGCCAGCTCCGATACTATCTTTGATCGGCTCTGACGGTTCTGAAAGCAAGCAATCAATACCATACGCGTATACTGTTTTAGAAAATATTGAATATGAAGAGTTTAGCGGGTACGTAATAGGTGATAATTATCGTTCAATTGCGGATTTAGCGTTTGTAATACCATTCCCTAGTAATTTCATTTCGTGGCGTATCACCGCAATATTATATTTAGAAACGAGATCATCTGAAGGGAAACAATATTATTCGCAATATTATTTTGAAATGACGGAAAGTGGTAGCTCTATTCGACGTAATCTGGGGAAGGACGAAGCATATTCGGGTATTTTCGCTGAAACGAAGGATTGGGGAGTGCTTGACGATGCGACATATCTATCTAACCCAGATAGGATTGTGAAAATATATAGAGTCGGAGTCACCAATGAAGTATTCAACGAGCTTACAGGCGGCGGTTGTTCAAATAGTCGTCTTATTTATCGCACTAGTACAAAAGGCGCTATAGCGAGACCAGTTAGCTATTACTCGGACATAAGTATAGATGCATCCTCTCATGCAAGAGATACCGATTCTGTGTATACTTTAACTAAAGCAGATGTCAGTGATGTAGCGTTTACGGGAAGTTATAACGATCTGGCGAATAAGCCAACGATACCGGACGGATCTAAGTATCTGCCGTTGGCTGGCGGGGTGATGAACGGCGATATTGATCTAGCGTCGAATGGTGTGGATTTATTGGTCGGAACGCAACGAGCAGCACAAGGGACTTATGCATCAGCCGTAGCCGGTGCAACAATATCTACAAAACAAACATTTAGTAGCGGTTTGCCAGAAAGAAAATCTTTGGTCGGCTCCTTTTTAGATCAAAACAGTGTATGGCATAGTATCATATCGGTACGTCATAGAAATGGCTATAATGACGGCGTAAATTATGGAATGTATTTGCGTAGCCTTTTAACTTCTGACGGCAGCTTAATCTGGAACAAGCAAACTGGTGCTGGCAAGTGGCAAGGCGAGCGGGTGTTGTTGGATAGCACAAATTATAGCAGCTATGCCGCCAAAAGCGATCATACACATGCGATGATAACAAACAGCGCTCTTTGGGTAAGCGGTGCCAACAATACAGCGAAATGGTGTCGTTTAGGAGTGCTAGTATCATCCGGAAATTTCTCAAACGCCGTCATACGCGTTTGGACTGGCAATGGAGCAAATGGTCGTGCGGACCAGAACGCATCTTTTGAAATTCAGATCAAGGATGGATGGCAATCCACAGAGTCGGCGGCAAAAGCGTGCGGCGTTACAGTATATCGCATCAACTGTGGTAGCGTCAAAGTCAAAGTGATCCCAACAGCACATGACACATATACCGTTTGGGCGTATCTGCCGTGGGGGTACTGGAACGGAAATTATGCTGTATATGGCAAATACAAATCTTGGACATCTCAGCAGTTGATACAGTCTGAGGAACCGGAAGGAACAGGTGCTAACACAGCATACTATGACCAGGCATTTCTGACCAGCACTGTAGCCGCCGCCAAAACCCTCACCGACTCCGGCTGGGTAGCCATGACCGTAGAGGGCTATGCCAAATCCGGCACTGTCAAGTATCGCACCTACGGCAAACAGATCACGATAACCGGAAGTGTTGTCCTAAAGAGCGACATTGCTACCTCATATCCAGCGCCGCAGTACATCGCTTCAACGACCTTTGACTTTTCCAAAATTGTCGGCTGTTCCGGTGTAGGGCGGTCATCGTCTGGCGTTGGGGTATATGCTGCCGTAGAAAACTACAACGGAGATAACCTTGTATGCGTGTATGCTCTTGGCAGTAAAATCGCCGCTGGTGCCACATTATATTTTACGATCACTGGACTTATTGACTAGGAGGTAATTATGAAAGAAACAATCTGCACAGTCGTCGGAGTTGTCGGCAGCTTTGTCGCATGGCTGTTCGGCGGATGGGATGCGTCCATTCGGGCACTGTTGCTGTTTATGGCAGTCGATTACGCAACAGGCTTGATCCTGGCAGGTGTATTCCGCAAATCGCCTAAGACAAAATCTGGCGGCCTGCAATCAAAAATCGGATGGAAAGGGATTGCTCGCAAGGGCGTAACATTGCTGTTGGTGCTGATTTCCGCACAACTGGATCTGATCCTTGACACAACATACATCCGAGATGCTGTTTGCATTGCATTCTCGTGCAATGAATTGATCTCAATTCTGGAAAATGCCGGGTTGATGGGAATCCCCATGCCGGCGGCGTTAAAAAAAGCAATTGACTTGCTGCAAAGCAAGGGAAAGGAAGATTAATTATGGCAATTTTAACCCCAGACAAAACAACCACGCTCGGCGGTGTGACCGTCAAGGAGTATCTGCTGACAAAGCACAACCCTAATCGTATTGACATGCCGACAGCACAGCTGACAGGCAAGGTGCTGGGCGTGACGATCCACAACACTGACCGCATCAAGACTGCCGCCGGCACTACGCCAGCAGAGCAGTACACCCGCGCAACTGTCAACGGCAACATGAAGACCGTGCGGGTACACTACTATGTGGACAGCACCTGTGCGTGGCAGAATCTGCCGCTGTCGCTGTCCGGCTGGCATGCTGCCGACGGCAACGGAAATGGCAACCGCAGAACCATTGCCATTGAGTGCATCATGAATGGCAGCGGTGACGCAGCAGACAAGCGGGCAGAGGAAAATGCTGCACGTCTGGCAGCTACACTTCTGAAACAGTATGGATTGGGCACCGACCGGCTGTACACCCATACCCACTGGCTGAACGTCCGGAACGGCAAGAGCGGCAGTACTGACCAGCTGAACACTATGCACAACAGCTACAAGATGTGCCCGGCGTACATTCTGCCCCATTGGGCTGCTTTCAAAGCAAAAGTACAAGCCTATCTGAATGGTACTTCTGCCGCAAAGCCATCCAACGCGCAGCTGTACAGAGTCCGAAAGAGCACGAACGATATGAAGAGTCAGCTCGGCGCATATGCTTCTCTGGAGAACGCCAAGAAGGCATGCAAGGCAGGGTATTCCGTTTTCGATTCCAGTGGGAAGGCGGTGTATACCAACAGCAGCTCCGGGAAGTATGTAAAAGGTCAGGCGGTGAAGATCAGAAGCAATACACCACTGTTTGCAAATGAAACTGCAACCACACCGTCTGCACGTCTGAGTGCCGGTACATATTACATCTACGACGGCGTACCGTGCAAGCTGGGGCGCTACCGCATCACCACTACGGCGGCTTCCTGCGGTAAAAAGCCGGCGGGGAAGTATGTCACGGGGTATGTGTCTTGGGATAATTTCAAGTAACACAGAAATGATAATCCGATGCAAATAACGAAAAAACCGGCAGTACAAAACAGGAAGCCTCCTGCTGTACTGCCGGTTTTTGTTGACAATTATTATAAGAAAATGTGCTGTACTATTTCTTGAAAATATTGGAGATAGCAAGCAATGACGGTGTAAGAATTGTAAGTTCGCATTTTGTTGCATCGCCTCCACCACGAAGAAATGCGTATTTTTAAAGTAAAAAAAACGCAGCGAAAAAAGCCGTAGATACGTAATTACACGTATTTACGGCTTTTTTGTTTTCTCAGAAATATGCACTTTTGTTCAATGCGGGGTCAGAAGGAACAATATCCGATGCATTTTTTGTCGCTGTGTTTTGAAATTCACTTGTGAAAAAATAGTGCGACAGTGCGACAGAAAAACATTACTGTATTACGGTTTTCCTGTAGATTCCTGTTATTCCGGTAAATTCCTGTTGCTTTCAGTGCTTTTTTGGCTGTGTCCTAAGCTTGAGATTCTCTCTTTTCCGAAGAAACTGTGCGACAATGCGACGGCTGTTCTACCATGCAAAATTTTCTGAAAATAAAATACGCAGGTACAGCATGGGGTTGCCCTGAAAATGCAGTAAAGCCCGTATCAACCCCCAATCTCAAATATATATTATAATTCCGGTAAGGTGAATCTTTCAGCCTTACCGGAATTTTTGTTTTTGGAGGAACTTGAAATGGAAGAAGAAGTAAGAATTTGCGACTACTGCGGAAGAGTACTTGCGGAGGAAGAAGGCACACCGGTAGACGATGAACCGCTCTGCGATGACTGTGTCGAGGAACACTGCGTCACCTGCGACCATTGCGGCGAAACCATCTGGGAACAGAACAGCGTCTCCGATGAAGACACCTGCCTCTGCCAGGACTGTTTCGATGCCCACTACTACCGCTGCGAATCCTGCGGGCAGATCGTTCCGGAAAGCATTGTCTGCTGGCACGGCGACCTGCCCTACTGTGAAAGATGCTTTGACGAGTTTGAGGACGAGATCGAGGAGTACGGCTACAAACCCACACCTGTCTTTTACGGAGAAGGAAAACGATACTTCGGCGTAGAACTGGAAGTGGATGAAGGCGGCAAGGACAATGACAATGCAGCCAGTCTCAAAAGCATTGCCAATGTGCACGAGGAAAACATCTACATCAAGTCGGATGGTTCTCTGGAAGATGGCTTTGAAATCGTAAGTCACCCCATGACCTTAGAGTACCACACAGAGGAAATGAACTGGAAAGAACTCCTTCGGGAAGCAGTTTCCATGGGCTACCGTTCTCATCAGACATCGACTTGTGGTCTGCACGTTCATGTGAACCGCAATGCTTTTGGCGACAACCAGGCAGAACAGGAAGATGTCATCAGCCGGATTTTGTTCTTCGTGGAAAAGCATTGGAATGAACTCTTTACGTTCAGCAGACGCAGCAGCTACAACATGAGCCGATGGAGTGCAAGATTCGGCTTTGAGAAAACCGGCAAACAAATCCTGGAGAAAGCCAAAAGCGGCTGCAACGGCAGATATGTTGCGGTCAATCTCAATAACTACCATACCATTGAATTTCGCCTGTTCCGAGGGACATTAAAGTATAACACCTTCATCGCCACATTGCAGATGGTCAACCACATCTGTGATGCGGCGATTTCTTTGTCTGAGGAGGGCATCGATGCCATGAGCTGGTC